ATTTATTCCAGAACAATGGTCCATGCTCCCACACATAGATAAGTATGGAAACTCTAAAATAGAATTGTCATTAAAAGCTATTGAGAAGGAAAGAAAAGAGTGGAAAGAGAAACTATCTCCGGAACAGTATCAGCTTAGAATTTCTCAGAAACCAACAAATATAGCAGAAGCCTTTGCCTATAGAAAAGCTTCTATCTTTCCTCAAAGTGTTATTTCACATCAAATGAGAAGGATAGAAGAAAAGGCATATCCATATGAGTTTATAAAATTAGAACGTGATGAGAAAGGTATAAATGCTACCATAACAAAGAAGCTTCCTATATCTGATTTTCCCGTCTCTAAGAAAGCAGTTGATAAAACTGGATCTCTTGTTGTATGGGAGAGGCCTGTTGCTGATCCAGCATTTGGAACCTATTATGCATCAATTGACCCTGTTTCTGAAGGTAAGACAACTACTTCAGATTCATTATGTAGTATCTTTGTGTATAAAAATCCCGTAGAAGTGACCAGGGAGACATCTGACGGGGTAGAGCACTTTATAGAAAAAGATAAAATTGTAGCATCTTGGTGTGGTAGATATGATGATATCAATAAGACACATGAGCAACTGGAAATGATCATAGAGTGGTATAAAGCTTGGACTATAGTGGAGAATAATATCTCACTTTTTATACAACATATGATTGCTAAGAAGAAACAAAGATATCTTGTTCCTAAACAGCAGATTTCATATGCCATAGAGTTTATTAGAGAGCAGATAGATGAAGAAACAGATGAGAATGGTGAGATAATGAATATTACACTTGGTGTAGAAAGAATACCAGATCCTATGCTATTGAAAGAAATGTTAGCATACTTCCCTGGTTTAAACGTGGATAGGTTAGTTGCATTTTCAGCTCTAATTGCTTTTGCTAAGGTCCAACAGTCTAATAGAGGGTATGCAAAAAGAGTAGAAAGTGATGATGCAAACTTGGAAAAGTCCAAGAATTTGTATAAATTAAAATATAACCCTTTCAAAAATTTTGGAAGAGGTAACAGAGTTATAGACAATAAAGTCTTTAAAAAATCTCCATTTAAAAATTATAAATAAAAAGTATGAAGGTTTTTAATGCAATGCAGCTTAAGAATGGTGCTAAAGCAGAGAGTGGTTATCCAACTACTAGCAGTCTTACACAACCAATTCAGTTTTTATCAGCCAAGAAAAAAGATGATGATTGGTATGCATGGAATTTAGATTGGCTTGAGCTGCAAGGATTAGAGTTTCTAAGATTAAATGCCAGGAAACTTTTGAAGAATTATAAGCTTGCTAAGGGTATAATTGATAAAACAGATTATATAGTTGAAGAAGATAATGACTATAAGGATCTAATGGATGTACTTACAAAAGAAGATTCGTCTGCTTTAGAGCTTAAATTCTATCCTATTATTCCAAATGTTGTAAATGTATTATGTGGTGAGTTTACCAAGAGATATTCTAAGGTTCAATTTAGAGCTGTAGATGATATGTCATATAATGAAATGCTTGAGCAGAAAAGATTGCTTATTGAAGAAAATCTATTGGCTGATGCAGAAAAAAAATTAATTGTTAAGATGATAGAGATGGGAGCAGATCCTAACTCACAAGAAGCTCAACAACAATTGGCACCAGAAAATATTAAGTCTCTTCCAGAAATTGAAGACTTCTTCAGTAAAGACTACAGAAGTATGGTTGAGGAGTGGGCATCTCATCAGTTAAATGTTGATGAAGAGAGATTTAAAATGCATGAGCTTGAAGAAAGAGGTTTCCGTGATATGCTTACAACAGACAGAGAGTTCTGGCATTTTAGAATGTTAGATGATGATTATGAAGTAGAATTGTGGAATCCGGTACTTACATTTTATCAAAAGTCTCCTGATGCAAGATATATAGCAGATGGTAATTGGGTAGGTAAGATAGATCTTATGACTGTTTCAGATGTTATTGACAGGTACGGTTATCTTATGACGGAGAAACAATTGCATTCATTACAGAATATCTATCCAGCAAAATCTGCAATGTATCAACTTCAGGGTGTACAGAATGATGGTTCTTTTTATGATCCTACTAAATCTCATGCATGGAATACCAATATGCCTTCATTGGCTTATAGACAGTTTATGAGTAATTGGCAGAATACACCTAATGGCGGTGGTGATATTGTAAGTTGGATTCTTAGTGAAGGGGATGATGTACATTTGTGGGGACAAGGTGAGTTAATGAGAGTAACTACAGTATATTGGAAGACACAAAGAAAAGTTGGACATCTTACTAGGATTAAGAAAGATGGTGAAATAATTCAAGAAATTATTGATGAAAACTATAAGGTAACAGAAAAACCTATTTATGATACCAGCCTATTTAAGAATAAAGACAAAGATAACTTAATTGAAGGTGAGCATATTGATTGGATTTGGATAAATGAAGTGTGCGGAGGAGTTAAGCTTGGTCCAAACTTGCCGGCATTATGGCAACAGGGGGATAGTGAAATTAATCCAATATATATTGGTATTAACAGACAAAAACCATCAAGGGTTCCTTTTCAGTTTAAAGGAGATACTACACTTTATGGATGTAAACTTCCTGTAGAAGGTAGAGTTTTTTCAGACAGAAATACAAGATCCGTATCATTAGTGGATCTAATGAAAGCATATCAAGTTGGTTATAATATGGTCAATAATCAAATAGCTGATATCCTTGTAGATGAGCTTGGTACAGTTATTATGTTTGATCAGAATGCCTTACCACGTCATTCAATGGGTGAAGATTGGGGCAAGAATAATATGGCCAAGGCATATGTGGCTATGAAGGATTTTGGAATGTTACCATTAGATACAAGTATAACAAATACTGAGAATGCCACTAATTTTAATCATTATCAACAGCTTAATTTAGAGCAATCAAATAGACTGATGACTAGAATTCAATTGGCAAATCATTTCAAACAACAAGCATTTGAGGCAATTGGTGTAAATCCTGAAAGAATGGGAACTCCAATAGCACAGAAAACAGCCACAGGAGTTACTCAAGCAGTCCAAGCTTCCTATTCACAAACAGAAACTTATTTTACAAATCATTCTGATAATTTAATGCCAAGAGTCCAGCAAATGAGAACTGATCTGGCACAATATTACTATAGTACTAACCCCAGTGTAAGATTAAGTTATATAAATTCAGAAGCTGAGAAAGTTAACTTTCAAATAAATGGTACAGATTTATTAATGAGAGACTTTAATATATTCTGTACAACAAGAAATAATCACAGGGCTGTTCTTGATCAACTCAAACAATTAGCACTTACAAATAATACATCAAATGCATCAATTTATGATCTAGGTGGTATACTTAAAGCAGATTCAATTGCTGAGGTTACTGATATTTTAAAAGAAACAGAACAAAAAACGCAACAGCAGCAACAAGCTCAACAGCAACAAGAACAACAAATGCAACAACAGCAGTTAGCTGCTCAACAGCAACAAGAACAGATGAAGTTACAATTTGAAGCTGATCAAAATGAGAAAGAAAGACAGAAAGATATTACTGTTGCTGAGATTAGAGCTTCAGGATATGGATCAATGGCTGATATTAATGAGAATCAACAAAGTGACTTTAAAGATGCCATGGATGATATACGCCAAAGAGATGAGTATAGAGAACAAATGAATCTTAAAAGGGAAGAGTCTGCTCAGAAATCAGCAAATGATAATGCAAAAATTGGTATTGATAAAGAAAAGTTAGCTACTCAAAGAGAGATTGCAAATAAGAACTTAGAGATTGCACGGGAAAATAAGAATAGATACGATGTGCCTGCCAAAAAGGAAGATAAAAAGAAAAAGAAAGGGAAGAAGTAGGTTATAGCTATATACTGCACAAAAAAAATATTTTTTCTAAAATTTTTAAGGTTTACCAAAAAAAGAATTTGTATATTATATATATACGTAATTTAAACCAACAAAAACCAAAGTTATGGATACAGAAACAACTAGTGTAGAAACCAAAGTAACTACAGAAAATGTAAATCTTGATGAGATATTTGCAGGAGCTCCAGGAGCTGATGCAATTACATTGCCTGAAGAAAAAAAACCAAATATTTTCACTTTAAATGAAAATATAGACCCATCATTTTTAAATGAAGAATCAACTGCTACAGAAGAACCAACTGCTGTAGAAGAAGTTGAGTCTACAGAAGAACCTGAGACTACTGAAATAGTAGAACCAGTAACTACAGAAGAAAAACAGAAGGCAGATGAAGTTATAGACTCATTAGATGCTTCTGAAGAAAAAGTAGAAACAAGAGGAAGAAAGAAAATTGAAGGAATTTCCGATGTCTTCAATAAACTTATCAAAGAAGATAAGATAGTTCCTTTTGATGATGATAAGTCATTAGATGAATATTCTGTTAAAGATTGGGAAGAATTAATTAATGCCAATCTAGAAGAAAAAGCAAATGAAGTTAGACGTGAAACTCCTCAGAAGTTTTTTGAAAGTTTACCACAAGAGCTTCAAATTGCAGCAAGATATGTTGCAGATGGTGGTCAAGACCTAAAAGGCTTATTTTCAGCATTAGCAGTCGTTGAAGAAACAAGAGATCTAGATGTTAAGAGTGAAAAAGACCAGGAATATATTATTAGGGAATATCTTGGAGCTACTGGTTATGGTACAGCAGATGAAGTTGAAGAAGAAATAGAAGTTTGGAAAGATTTAGGTAAGCTTGAAACACAAGCTAAGAAGTTTAAACCAAAATTGGATAAGATGCAAGAAGCTGTTGTTGCAAGAAGAATTGAAGAACAAGATTTAAAACAACGCCAAAATCAAGAAGCATCTCAACAATATATGGAAAATGTCTATAATACCTTAAAAGAAGGAAATCTTGGAGAGATTAGAATGGATAGAAAAGTTCAATCTATGCTATATAATGGTTTAGTACAACCAAATTATCCATCTATTAACGGAAAGAATACCAACTTGTTAGGACACTTGTTAGAAAAATATCAATTTGTTGAACCTAATTATACCCTTATTTCAGAAGTACTTTGGCTATTGCAAGATGCTGATGGATATAAAACAAAGATTATGGAAAAGGGTGCACAGAAATCTGTTGAAAAGACTGTTAGAAAATTAAAAACAGAACAATCTAACAGGGGAGGCAGTTCATTAGGTGTAGATGCAGAGACAGAAACACCAACAAAAAGGAAACTACCAAGAAACAATAACATGTTTAAAAGATTTTAAAAATAACACAATCAATCAATTAACAATTAACAATTAAAAACAATCAATTATGGCAACTCCAGTTTTAAATAATGGAATTTACCTACGGGATACAAGCTACAAAGCAAGTTCTCATGTTGATTCGTATCACTTGACACAGCTCCTAGGTACTGCGGAACCTATGGATATGGGACCAGTTGATCTATGGGCAATGACTCAAAAGGTGGAGATGCCTCTTTATCAAATGGCTTCTTTTGGTGGAAAGAATACAATCAGTGTGGATAATGCTCGTGGTGAGTACAAATGGCAAACTCCAATAGCTCAAGATCTACCCTTTGTGGTGGCAGATGTTGAGGCAGGCAACACTACAAAAGGTGTTGATGGTCAAACTTTTCAGATCAAATTATCCAAAAGGACATTTGGTCATGGAGACATCATCACCTATGACAAGTACAATGGTGCAGAATTATACATTACAGCAGATGATATTCAACCTGCAGGTGATGGATTTATCTATACTGTTCAACTTGTTAACAATGATAATACTAACTTTTTGGATAATGCGTATTTAGCATGTGGAACTAAATTCTTTAGAAAAGGTTCTGCAAGAGGTGAGTATGGTGAAAGATTCTCAGATATTGAGTCAGGATCTGGTTTCCGTGAATTCTACAACTTTGTAGGAGGAGCAGAAGCACACGTTCATTATTCTATTTCTAGCCGTGCTGATCTTATGATCAAGGGTGGAATGAATGCTGACGGTACAGTACCTGTTACAGAAATTTGGAGAAACTTTGACCAGGATGCTAATCCTTCAGTATCTACTATTGAGGAGTTAGTTGGAAATATGGGCAAAGCAGGTGCTAAACAAGCTTTTGAAAGTGGAAGTTTATCAAGAACTTTCTTGACAAATCTTGAGGCAGCTCACTTATCCAAGATTGCTAATGACATTGAGACTTACCTAATGTGGGGACACGGTGGTAGAGTTAAACAAGATGGTCCAGATGATATCAGAATGTCAGTTGGTCTATGGAGGCAATTAGATAACTCTTTCAAACGAGTTTATAATAAGGCTTCTTTCAGCTTGGATATGTTCAAGACTGAATTGTACAACTTTTATCAAGGTAAAGTTGAATTTAAAGGTCCAGATCCTCAACGTAAGTTGATAGTTCAGACCGGTATTGGTGGAATGCAGTTGATCAATAAAGCTATTTCAAATGAAGTATTTGGTAGTGGTTTGGTTCAAAATGCTTCTGACATTGGTGCAGTTAAAGGATCAGCAATGGATTTGGATTATGGTTTTGCTTACACAAGCTTTACTATTCCTTTCTTAGCAAACGTTAAGTTTGTATTGAATCCAGCGTTTGATAACTTACACACTAATGATATTGAGAATCCTTTGATTGACGGAAGACCTCTTAGCTCTTATAGCTTTGTGATCTTTGATGTCACTGATGAAGGAAATGACAACATCTATTTGTTGAAACTTTCTTGGGATAATCAATTGAAGTGGTTCTATCAAAATGGAACTATGGACTACATGGGACGAAGTCAAGGCTTCTCATCTTCTGGGCAGTTTAATGGTTATAGGGTTTATATGACTCAGACCATGCCTGCTATTTGGGTGAAAGATCCTACTAAGGTTCTTAAGATTGTAATGAGAAATCCAGTTACTGGAGGATCATTCTAGATCTATTAATTGAGGGAGGGAGATAAAAACTTCTTCCCTCTTTTTTTATAACTTTTTAAAATTTACTAAAATGGGAGTATTACCTAAAAAGTTTAGTCAAACCAGTCCTGATTCAGTGCTTCAAAAAGCAGCTAAAAATAGCAATTATGGAGAAGGAGGGTTAGCTAAATTAGCTCATATAAATGAGTTACGTGAAAGCCTTGTGCTAACGGTTTATTTAAATAATGCTGCAGCAATAACAGCAGGTTTAAGTCCAGGTGATCTTTATCAGTTGGCAGATGGTTCAGTAATGGTGGTGAATGCACCATAACGCATAAAACTTATATAGATGGCTTTAACTGAGTATATAAAAAAAATATATGGCCGTCCTTACTATGTTGTTAGATTAAAAGATTTAGATCAATTAATTCTAAACATTGAAGACTGGGCCAGTGGTTCTGGATTTGAGGCTGATACCAAAGCAAAAGTAACCAGTGCTGATACAACTGCTAGTTATCTAGCTAGTAAAATAGTAGCTGGTGCTGGTGTCACACTTGCTACATTAAATCCTGGAGGAAATGAAACTCTAGAGATTTCTGCTGGAGGAGGTGGTGGTTCAGGTATTTATGGTGGAGATGGTGATGTTCTTGCTGATACCACCATAAATGACACGGCTGCTACTTGGGGTGGCACAACTGCAGGCAACGGTGTACTTAAATATAATGCTAGAAATTCTGGTTCCATAAGGGTAGCTGGTTGGATGAATGATGGGACTACACCTGCTTCTCTTCAAGGAGCATTTACTGTGGCTGCTGGCGGTAATGCTAAGTTGAGTATGGGTATCTTCAATAATAATGGAACAATTCAATTTGGGTATACATCAGGAGGCAATTGGGGATTAATAAGAGAAAGTGGTACATACTTTGATAGTAGTCTGATGGTTGGCCACAGTGCAGTTGCCACTGCAATGCTAGGGGTAAGGGGGTCAGGTGCTACAAGTGCTACGAGTTCTTTATTAATAGAAGATAGTGCTGCTGCTTCACTAATGCAAATTAATGATGATGGTAGTTTTACATTAGGAAAAGGTGCTACTATCAATAATGATACTTGTATAGCAATAGGTATTAATGCAACTGCAAATCAAATTAGTAGTGTGGCAATAGGTAAAAATGCTGGTGCTACCGCTACAAGTCAATATAGTGTTGCTATTGGAGATTCTGCTCAAACAGGATTATTTGGAGTATCAATAGGTAACTCTGCTACTGCAAATGCAAAACATTATGCTACTGCCGTAGGTAGGTCAGCAAGTGTTACGGAGAATTCTGGAACTGCAGTAGGTTTCGCTGCAAGTGCTGGCTTGAACTCTGTAGCCATTGGGAGTAACACTGTCGTAGTAGGACAAAATTCAGTAGGAATAGGATATGATGCTGATTGTACTACTTTTGGAGTTGCTATTGGTGGTGGAATTAAAAATACAGGTGCTTATAGTATTGTTTTAGGAAGTGTAGCTTATGCTGCAACACGAACAAACGCTAATACACATAGCTTTTCAGTTTTCACAGAAGATACTACCCCTTTAATTCAAATACATAGAGATAATGATTCTTGGATAGATAGCACAGGCAACTTTGGGTTCAATACAATGACACCCGGGGCTTCTGTGCATATTAAAGGTGCTGGTGCTACTAGTGCTACAAAATCTCTATTAATAGAAGATAGTGCAGGACAAGATATTCTAACATTAACAGATGATGGTGTATTAAGAACTGATGCAAGTAATAATAGTGGAACATTAGCAAATGCCTCATTAAAAGTAGGAGGAGGAAGTAATGGCGCAATCTGCTTTACAGATGCAAATCATGGAATTTACATAGGAACTACTGGAGCCCAAATAGATTGGGGTGGGGGAAACATAGTTTTAGGAATAGGTTCTTTAGGGTTTGAATTAACTACTGGTAAGGATACACCTTACTTTGCGGTATTAGCTACAACCCATAGAAGCATACATTATAAACTAGGCGCTTCTTCTACTGCAAACGGTGATGGTCATGCTTTTTTTGTTAAAGATTCTGCCGCGTCACCTTCTGGTGGAAATGATCAAAGAGTATTTACTATAGGAAATAGACCTACCAGTGGTAATATTGTACCCTGTTCTTTTGAGAATATAACTGGATTAGTAGTGGGTGCAAATGTGTCTAGTCTTGATGCTTCAGCCATTTTACAATCAGATAGCACAACGCAAGGATTTTTGCCTCCACGAATGACTACATTACAAAGGGCAGCTATAGTTCTGCCTGCAACGGGATTAATAGTTTATAATACAACAACAAGCCAATGGGAAGGTAATAGTGGTACTCCTGCCTCTCCATCTTGGGTAATACTTGGATAATTATGGGAACATTATATGAGGTTGATGCAACCACAGGAAAAATAGAAAAACCAACTGATAATGCAACTTACTTCAAAGCTAAGGTATTAATAACAAGTGCCGGTAGTGTTAGTGGAAGTGCAAGTGACCAAGCGGTTCCAGGTTTGACATATACTATACCAGCAGGAAAAGGTGGGGATTATGTTGTCTACGCAATGATTAGTGTTGATATTGCAGGAAGTGATATGAAGCCAATGAGCTTAATGGTATTTAAGAATGGTGTTAAGGAAGCATATTCAGAAACTATGGATTATGCCAAGAAAAATGAAAACCAGAGTTTGCAGTTAACTTATGCAATAGATGGGTTGGTAGCTACTGATGTGATTGCTATTTATGTAAATAACGATAATACTAATATAGATGACATACTTCACGGCAGGCTTTTAATGCAATCGTGGAACACATAATGGAGATAGATTGTTTAAAGTGTATAAATAGTGCTTGTTGTAAAGAGTTAATGGTACAGGTTGACAGAAAAGAATATGACAGACTGATAGACTTGGGATATGAAAGCAACATGGAAGCTTATACAGACAGATTTATTGAAAAAAATCCAAGATATAAAGATAAAAAGGATATTTTTGATAATATGTACAAAGACATATTCGCATATTTAAAAAAAGGAGATGATGGATATTGTGAATTATTGGACAGAGAAACAATGCTTTGTACTATTTATAAAGACAGGCCAAAGGCATGTGTAGATTATAAAACAAATAAGTGTATTAATATTAGAAAATTAAAAACCAACAAAAATGATTACTTTAAAAAATAAACAAACCAAGATTAATATTGTAAGTCCAAGAGGAGAAACAATAGAAAAAGCTAAATATTCAGATATTATTGAACTCTGTGTTAACCAACCAGAAATAGGACCACAAGGTCCCACTGGATTCAGTATAGAGGATATCAGAAAAAGACTGAGAGTGGTTGATTCACTCAAAAGTACAAATGGGGAAATAAAAATGGAAGATGCTGATTATGATCTAGTAGTCAATGCTGTCATAAGTTATAAATGGATGGCTGTAGATCAAATGATAGTAGATTTTGTGGATGATGTAGAAAAAGCAAAGCAATAACAATTAAAAAAGTAAAACAATGGCACTAGAAATAACAGCTGCAGGGGATGCAAAATTACCAATATCAGGCACAAGCACAGAATTAGCAAGTGTTTATGCAAGAATTGAATTTGCTCTTCCTAAGTCAGGAGAAAGCATGCAAGGAGCATTATATGTATATGAAGATAAAGCTAAGTATGTTGCAGATCCAGGTTCTCTTTTGAGACTTGAAGACTTCACAACCAGTTATCCTATTGATATAGATGTAGCTACTGAGACTCAGTCCTTACAAACAGGACATGATAAAATCAAAGCTGATCTAGAAGCAGCGGGATATACTGTTGTAATAGTAGATTTATAATACAAACCAATAAAACCAACAAAAATGGAACAAGAAGAATACACAATTGTAGAAAAGTACAATAGTAATAAAGATCAAACTATTGCCATCCGTCCATTTTTTGATTCCACCAAAAAGAATATGGGATTAGAAAATTATGGAATGGCATTGTATGATGGAGTATATCATGAAGAACAGCTTGCCTGTTTAGAAATGAATGGGGTAAAAAGATATGTCACCGGGCTTAATGAATTTGCCCCTGATGTAAAAATGTTACCTGCAGGAGAAAGAGAACAAAAAGTAAAAGAAATTAGAAAGGCTGTTGTTCAGTTAGAAAAAGATCTTGCAGCTAATGTAATTGATATAGAAGATCCAGAGTTCTGGAATAAAGTTACTCTTCTAAGACCGGACAATGAAAAGTTTTGGTCTAAGATATCTTTAAGATGCGGCAATGATCCAGTTTATTTAGATGCTAAAAAAGATCCTTATGATCTTATTAAGCTTTATGCAATTAATGCTGGTGGATTTTCAATTGTAGCAAAATCTTTAAAAAATGCTAAGATGGCCAACAAGCCTCCTAAATTTTATTTAGATTATCTTGAAGAGACAATAAGCACAAGAACTGAATTAACAAAACTTAGAAATAAGTCTCTTGTGGAGTTAGAAAAAATGTATGATAGTAATGTGACTAAACTATTATATGTAGCTAAGGTTATTGATATTAATAGTGCTCAATATACAAAAAGTACCCCACATGATATCCTATATGAAAATATGGATAATTATATCAACGGTTTGGGTATTGAAAAAACAAAGAGAAAGGCTACAGAGAATTTTTTAGCTATTGCTAGAGATAGTATGGAAAATCTTAAAATTAGAGCAATAGTTAAGGATGCCATTTATTATAAGTTTATAACTACAAAGGGTAATGGATGGATTGAAATGTTAGACAATGGGATTAAGTTAGGTAAAAAACCAAGTGAAGTTGTAGAATTTTTAAAGGATCCAGAAAATGAAGAAACTTTGTTTTCATTAATGGAGAAAGTAGAAAAATACTGGAAAGAGTAAGTCATGAATAATGCCACTATTCAAATAAAGATAAAGGAGAGGCTAAATAAGCTTGCTAGCTTAGACTATGATAATATAGAGTGTTGGCAAATTGTTGAGGCTTTTAATAAAACCCAAATTGAATGGGCCAGGAGACAATTGCATGGTGGCAATATTTATAAAGAAGGGGATGAGATGTCAAAAAGAAGAGTTGATGACTTACAGATACTTCTTAGAGAATTATTATTGACAGGTACTGTTACAGATGAATATTTTCAAGCTGATAACTTTCCTGCAAATTATCTTGAGTTTAAGAGAATTAGCAGTAATGCAAAAACAGAATGTTGTCCTGCAAGAAGCATGACTTGTTACTTAGCTGAAGAAGCTAACATAAACCTCATACTTAGGGATCCTTTAAAAAGACCAGATTTTGAATGGGGTGAAACTTTTGTAACAATGATAGATAACAATATCAGAATATATAAAAGAGAGTTTGACTTGGTAGATCCTCTTTTAACTTATTATAAAAAACCAAGAAATATAGAAATACTTGACTGCATTGATCCGTATACAGGAATTGTTACTACTGTAGATGTTGAATCTGAGTTTAAAGATGATATAGTTGAACTCATTGTAGATGAGGCTGCCTCATTACTTGCTGGTGACATTAATGAAGTTAACCAGTACTTAAGAGGTAAGGAAGACGCAGAGAGGTCTAATTAAATTACTAATCAAAACAAAAATCATGGAAAAAGAACAAATTTTTGGATTAATCAGACATGCATTAACTATAATTGGTGGTGCATTAGTAGCTAAAGGCTACATGGGTGATGAAGTATCAGAAGAGATCATTGGTGTTATTGTAAGCACTGTTGGTATCATTTGGTCATTTACTGCCAAGAAAAAATAATTAAAAAAACTGTTTTAATAACTAAAATTTTTGTATATTATTACTGTACTCACAAAGAGTACTATTTGTAAACTATTTATTTATAACTTAAAAAAAAGAAATTATGGCGTATTTTAATCATGCTTTTAGAAAAGCTTTTATTGTCGGTACAGACAATGTTATGGGTGCAGGAGTGAATTCATCAGCTTTGGTAACACAACCTGATGGACCCCAATTTGCACTATTGGATGCTTCGGATTATGACTCAATAGCTGCTGGTACTGTTGCAACCACCCCTTTATTAATGTTTGCTCAGAGTAGCTTTCATAGTGCCGATACAATTGGAAATAATCCAGGACACGGTGGATATACAGAATCCACTAAGTCAAAAGGTATTAATCCTAAATATGTAACTAGGATATGGCAATCACCTTGTTGTACTCTCTCACAATCACAGACTACAGTTTGTGTTGGTTCAGATTGTGCTCCATGTGGAAGTCTTTTATGTGCTCCATGTGGAAGTCTTTTATATCTTAGAATGGATGTTAAAGGTTCTCCTGCATTGAGATTCTTGAACCACAATGCTTATGCAGTTGGTGATAGTTCAGGAGATACTCAAGCTAACGGAGGTCCTTTACCAGGAATCTGTTGTGCATCTGATCAACAATACTTAGATCCAGCAATGGCTTTAGCTGCTGCTGCTCAAATGTTATTGCATGATCCACTTATTCAACCATTTGCTAGAGAGTGCCAATCAGGTACAACTCTTCATGGTATTACAGTAACAGATTCTACCGGTGGTTTAGATGGAATTGATACTATAGCTGTTGGTGCCACTCCTGGTACTGGTTATGCTGTTGGTGATAGACTCTTAATTACTGGTGGTGGTGGTACTGGTGGTGTAGTAGAAGTTACAACTATTGGTGGTGGTGGTGCTATAACAGGTGTATCATTAGTTGCTGCTGGTAGTGGTTATACTGCTGGAGTTAACTTAGCTACTACTGATTTAACTGGTAGTGGTTCTGGAACTGCAACTATAACTATATCAACGGTAGACGCAAATACAGGTACATTTAGCATTGATCAAATATTAAACGGTGGGTATACACCTACTCTTGATCCAGTAGCTGATGTTGTTACTGCATGTGCATGTTTTGAAGGTGCTTATGTTGAAACTAAATTTGGTGATTGTTCATTTGATACTAGAGATCATTATAACAAGGAACCAGTTCAATTAACTCTTTCTGTGTTGGATGAGACCTGAGCAGTATATGCAAAATCCTTACAACCAAGGTAATCCTGATAGTGCAAGAATCCGTGAAATTGAAGGTTCTGATGATGTATTAGCTAATGTCAATAGACTTGTTAACTACAAACAGTACAATCTTCTTCATAGTATACCACGTTTCAATAATCCTTCGGGAGTGTTTGATAATGATCAGTACTTGTACTCTATTTATGTTGAGTGTGATGATACTGATGCTCAAGGTGACTTGGAAGCATTGCTTGATGCAATTGCTGCTGTAGCTGATATTACACGTGAGACAACAGACGTGTGTGGATAGTATTATCTAGTACTTAAGTCAAAATTTAAAGGGTAGGGTATTAAATCCTACCCTTTTTATTTTACAATCTGTATCTTTTTTTGTATATTAATTGTATAAGGCAATTAAATTGCAATATTTTTAAATTAAGAATGTATGGCAGCTAAACATATTCTAAGCCTAGAAGTCCCTAATGTAGTAAATTGTGAGATTCTTAAGATAACAGACACCAGTCAGTATGCATCTAACCTACCCGTTGATTGCCCAGAGTTGTTAATTACACCTCCTGGGTTTAGTTCACCGGGGTTGATAGCAGTACAGTCTGGTTTTGATCTTAATATTAATGCCTGTGCTTTAAACATACAAACTACCGGTTGTGAAGAAACAAGAGCGGTTCTTCAAGATGGTATCTATGTTATTAAGTACAGTGTCTCCCCAAATGATAAAACGTATGTGGAGTATAATTTCCTGAAGACCTCTACTATATTGTCAACTTACTATAAGAAATTATGTGAGTTAGATATTACACCTTGTGAGCCAACTTCAGCTAAAAGGCAATTATTAGCAGAAATGAAATATATCAGAATGCTAATAGATGCAGCTAAAGCTAAAGTTGAATATTGTCAGAGTCCAAATGAAGGAATGGAATTGTATAATTTTGCTAAGAAAAAACTTACTAAGATAACATGTGACGTCTGCTGTTAAAACCAACAAAAATGAAATGTAGTAATTGTGGAAGAAAGTTTACATGTGGGTGTCAAAAAGCTAAAGCAAACAACGGTGTAGTTGTTTGTAAAAGTTGTGTAGGAACATATAATGGCTCACTTGCTAATAAAGCAAACTCACAGGTAAAACAAACAGTTTAGAATGGCAGATGCAGAGTATATAGTTAAGAAGATTGATATAGAAAGTCAATTTTCAGATACTGTCTTTAAGGCTTTTAGAGCTGAGAGATTTGGAATCACGCATTGTTGTTCTCTTGAATTAGAAAAAATATCCGTAAAAAAGGAATTGTGTGATTGGGAAGATATGAAACTTCCTGTTTATACATCAAAGTCATATACTTATGAAGAATGGTTAAATACACCTACTGCATCACCTCCAAGTTGGGGAGATCCAGATTGTAATGATCTGTCTTCTTGTAATGATGATTTAACATGTCTTTTTTTTCAAGTAGTTAACCAGGATGGTAATGCTGTTGAAGGATATTCAGTAATAGTAGATGGGGGCAATATTGGACTTACTGATGAATATGGACAAATTAGGACACAGATATTAAATGCATCAGTTGATACAGTACATATGATAGACTTATGTAAGTGTATTAATACGGTGGGTGCTTGCTCTCAAATGAAAATAACAATAACATTAACAGAAGAATGTCCAGTAGAAGCTTGTCCAGCTCCTGTAGCTATATGTTCTTCAACAGATAATTTTATTGAAGAGGCCTCATAAGGTTGCTTTAATGATAAAACTTTTGTATATTATATTATGTAGTATACTACTATAAACAGCTGTAAAATAAATATTTATGATACCCACTAGCACTGGTACAACGAACCCATGTGATCCTATTTCATCTAATTGTGTGATATGGCAAGGTCCAGATTTACCCTGTATAGATTTATGTAATGGAGATACTATAAGTGATGTTATAGCTAAATTAGCTCAAGAACTTTGTGATATAATAGATGCTGCATGTCAGTGTGAACCAGATCTTTCGGGGGTAGCAGTAGAATGTTTTTATGAGCCTATAGTTCCACCAGGGGGATTGTCTTTAGAGGTTCTTTTGCAGGCTATGATAGATCACATGTGTAGTATAACTCCAACACCTGTTGAAGATTTATTAGCAGACCTTCCAGCTTGTCTTGTAGCACCAGGAGCTGTTATCCCAGGAGGAACAGTTAACCCAGCTACAGGATTAGTGCAGTTACCTATAGTAGATTATGCTGAATATTTAGCTAACACAATTTGTAGTTTCTTAGATGCCATCACCCAAATTAATGTTACGCTGGCAAATTATGAAACTAGAATTAGTGTTCTTGAAACACAAATACAAGTACTTAATGATTGTGTGTTGCCTTGTCAGCATCCTCATATGATTACACCACAGTGTGTGCTTCCTTCTACATCACAGGTAACAATAGAACAATTATTACTTGCAGTAGAGCTTTCGTTTTGTAATCTTCGTGCTGCAACTGGAAATGAATCACAAATTTCACAAGCAATCAGTGGTACACATATTTGTGTTACAGGCAATACCCCATTGTTATCCGGCTTAGCTGGAACATATGGACAATTAACCGGATGGACTGATGGTAGCAACTTAGCATATTCACATCAGAATTTGTGGATTGTGGTTTGTGATATGATAGGTGCTATCACATCAATACAAGATAATTGTTGTAGTAGCAATTGTGATGGTATAGATTATACCATAGCTACTGATTTTACAACAGATCCAAGTACAGGAGATGTAATATCCATAGATTTTAATTTTACACAGATGGATCTACCTACAGGATTTATTGATTGTCCTGGAGGAGCAGAAATAACTGTAGAAGATGTAAATGGTCAACAATATACAAGAAGTACTCAGGTTGCACCATTTTTAAATTCTGTTACGCCATATAGTTGGGATTTTGCAGGATCAGGTTTGCTTACTAGTGGATCATACACTGTTACTATTAATTTCTGTTTTACTAATGGTACTTTACAGTGTGAAAATACTGTTGTATTTAGTATTTCTAGTGGCTTGCTGTGTCCATCTGATTTAACACTTACACCAACTCCAACAGGAGTTGACTATACTTTTTCTAATACTTTATCAGGGAGTCCTACATATGTTATTTATACATATGATTCT